ATTGTGTTGGGTATGGGGCATTATCGTTTACATTACCTGGTAAAGGGGAACGGGAACCGCTTTGATGTGTGTACCAATTTGTTGAGTTTACTCTTAATCCTCCTCCGTATGTTTGATTAGCAATAATGGTATACATACTCATAGAATAATTAAGCTGACTAAGCGTTCCATCAATAAACTCGATATTGTCAGCTTCAGATAAGGATGAATATTTATAGACACTTCTTGTTCTAAAAGAAGTCCATTGATTTGGTGATGGTTTGAAGTGAAACGATTTAAAGAAAATTCTTCCGTTTGAGTAATTAGTATCAACACCTAAATTAGTATTACCAAGATTATCATGTTTTACACATCTTTGAGCGTTATTTTTTGCCAAAGTATTACTATTACCAAATGACAAGCCACCAAAATCCAATCCGTCATTTGGTTGTAAAGGTATGTTTAGTTTATAATTACCTTGGACAGTAACCTGCCAATGGTCTTCATGTGCGAATAACCTACCTAATGCATATCTAACCGGTTGTCTTGTTGAATGAGGATCAACTCCTCTAACTAATATTGTGAAAAACGTACTTTCTTGTTGATTAAACGCCCCCCAAGGGTCTATACCCCCAAATTGGTACGCAACACCGCCATTATTCAGAATATACTGACTGACATTTGTGAATGTAAATAAAACTCTACGAAAAAATGAAGGTTTAAACCTACCACCACCATTGTTTATATTATTGGCATAATTAAACACTGACGACATTTGACTTGATGTCATTGCCGTTATGACTTGGAAATATTCAATGTCTGTTGGGTATCTTAGGTAACTATCGGTATCTCCACTAGTTTGATTCAACTTATATCCCGTTACTAATCTTTCTCCCGTATATGGATTTGTATGACTAACATTAACTGTTGTTGCGGAATTTACATTTATAGGAGTTCCTGTTATTGATGAAGTACCATAAAAATTTGGAGTACTACCACTTAAATTAGGATCATTAAAGGAATAAGGATTATTAAATGTTAGTACAGTACCCGCTTCATATTTCTCCTCTATCGCCAAAATTAAAACATTATCATAGTGAAATCCGTTTGAAGATAAATTTAAATTTAAATTGTTATTCTGTTGATCCAAATTTAAATTTGGAGAATTTAACTCGTAATTAAAACATGTTTTGATTTGTGATGTTCCCCCTCCAATCATATTTCCAGACTCAAAACCACTATTATTGGGCGCCACATTTAATGGTGCATTTTGATTACTAGCCATATTACCATTACCAAAAAACTTACCTTTAAAGTTCATTAATGTTACTTTTTCATGTAAAGGTAATCCTGTCGTCCATATTCCAATTCTTTGTGTGCTATTTCCATCACCCCCATCATTATCATAATTAAATGCAGATATATTTGGTGTTCTATATGTATATGATATATCCGGGTTAGTACCTTGAAACCCTGCCGCCATCTGTTGGAACGCTAACGTAAAATCATTATACTCACTAGTTTCATTATAATCGTAACTTCCTGTGTCAATAAAATCGGATAATATACTATTATTTATAAAATTTGCCTGCGCTAGAACCGATCCACTTGGGGTTGCTATTGTTGTTGTTGTTGACGTACAAGAACAAATCTCACAGTCTGGATATGAATATAATGGTAAATTTATTTTTGAAAATCCTTCAAGTAATTTCCGTACTTTATTTATCGGTCCGTTTAGACTAAAAAAAGGTTGACCGTCATGAATTTGTTGTAGTAAATCTATTAAATCAGTTAATAACTTACATATTACGTGAAATATCTTAACAACTATTTTAACTATAACAGTAATAAACCCCAACAATATTGTGAAAGCGAAGAATAATAGATCGGGTTTGAATTGAGCATCATTTGTTGGTAATTTATTACTAGTACTATCACACTCCTCATCGGTTATATTTTTAATACCTAAATATCTTCTATTTAATGTCCCTTTAGTATATCTTGTTATTAGTTGTGAAATAGTGTATACTTTGTTGTAAGACATTTCATAGAACATATCTTTACAATCAATAGCGTCCTGAATCATTATTTCTCCTTGCGTATTTCCAGTAACTCCGTAATCCGCCCAATCTAAACTAAAGGCGTATGATGCTTTAAGTAATTGATAACTAACTACAGTACTAGGGTAGGTAATCGGATCAATACTTGAACTACTCCATCCATGTTCTTTAATATTCGGCACTAAAAATGTCCCTCTTTTAACAGGAGCACTCAAATCAGGTGGTTGAGTCCACCTTATTTTAAATCTATATTTGGCTTTAGTTGGTACTCCTTTCCTTTCGTCGTTTGAAAATATTTGCTCCCCAAATTCATTGGTTATTATATAATCCATATTCATTGGAGTGTCTAATAACCAAGTACCGTCACTATCAATAACATTTCCGTTATTCTCTAATTCATACTCTTCTAATACAGGTCTACCATTTATATCTTGTTTGATTGTTTGTCTAACCGCTAGAATTTGACCCGGTCCTGAAATTAAAGAACACATTTGTCCTGACTTTAACTTAGGTTTACAGTTCCTTTTAAGTGCCCCCCTATCAATATCCGAGAATATTGACCCCATAAAAATTGCGGTTGGTTTAATGGTAATACCAGCCTCGGCAGTTAAATCAAAATCGGTTCTTGTAATTGATGGTTGACAAATTTCAGGTTCTCCCCACAATGGTAGAACCTCAACGGTCTTATTTAAGAATATAATCTGTGGTAATGTTGTTAAATTCTCTGATGTTTGAAATTTAGTTCCGTTAACTTGACTCTCGGTAGCCAATCCTATTCGTATTAAATCCTGCGGTGATTGTGAAAACGGACCCATATCAGATAAGTCCAAATTCATTAAAATTGTATAACTACCAACAGGAACTCCAAATATCATAAAGTCACCACTGTCATTGGTTGTTACCGTAAATTTATAATATTTGTCGTATAATTCAATCGCGGTTGGATTTGTTAATACATCCTCTAAATCAGGAAATGACCCTGTCGCCGCATGTCCTGGAAATGATGGTTTGTATGGTAATAAATTATATCTATATCCATCCTCATTAATATCGGTTACTGTCTTATAAGGATATATTTCACTGATGGTCGGATTTAACTCATCAGCAGCGGTTATTGGTATGAATAAGGATAATTTAGCATTAGGTATACCATATCCGTCATTAACAGATACCCTACCAGCGATAACACCATAATCAGAACATTGTCTTACGTATATCTCGCTTTGTGATAATTTTAAGGATAATATCTCCAAAAAATCAAAATCTTGTTCTAAATTTACGGTTACCGATTTATCAACGCCAACCTGCGTTCTTACCCTATATGACTTTGACATTTAATACTTTTTGAATAAATAGTTTATATTCTACTTTCAAAAAATAATTGATTTAATAAAAAAATAAATTATCAACTGAAATTAACCGTTTTTAAGTTTTTAACCCTAACTCTAATATCTTTACCCGGATATCTAACTTGATATATCTGTGTCGGTTCAGCAAATATAGTATCATCAATAAGTTCTATCTGTCTTGTTGTTGAATCCAAATATCTTTGTGATGTTTGTGATGATGAATACTGACCGCCTACTTCATTTATAACATCTATCGCCGCAACACTAATAACACCATTTAAAGTTTGTACTTGTCTTCTTATTTCAGATATATAAACATTCTCTCCCATCTCTCTAACTGATGGTGAGAAATAATTGGTTACAATATCAATCATTTGTGAAATAACCACACCTTGGTTTTGACTTGAGTCCAATACAACAGATATATCCATACTAAGGTCAACAACTTGAGCACTTTCTACAGATATATAATCATTAATCATTCGGTAGTTTGAAAGGTAGTTAGCAATGTTTGTTTTAAGCGTGTTTGAAATAACATTACTTAAACCTCCACTTGAATCGTATGATAGTATCTGAATTTTAATTTTATTCTCCTGTTCGGTTATCGCCACTTTAGCAGGTGCTCCGAATTGTGATGGCATTTTTCTAATTAAAGATTCGTAGTCGTTTATTGTAACCGCTCTGTTTTGTGCTGCGAAATTGTATGTTACATAATTTCTAACTTCCTCCACAGTTGGTACATTTGCTCCACCTATTGCGGCGGTCGTATTATTACATCTTAAAGAATTAATTACTGTCGTGTTTTGTGTTTGTGATGGACCATTAACGAAGAATGAGACCGTTCCTAATTGATTAAGGACATTGACACCTAAATTGGTTGATATACCACCACCAACTCTGTATTGAATGAATAATGTGGTATTAGCCTTCAATGTAGTACCTAACGCCAAGTTGTTTGAGTATTTCTGTAAATTCATAGGGTTACCTGTTGCCGCAAACTCTCTTAGTTGTTCGTCAGCCGATTGACTACCTCCACCGAATATCATTTTAAAGAAACTCTCTGGAGTAAATTCAGTTATGAATCTTGTAGGTGCCGGAACGTATTTACCCACCTTTACTCCGGGTCGGTCTGATACTTTAGTTGGATCCTCAACAAAAACTTTATCTTGTATTAAAGCATCAACTTCATACCATCTATTATCCAATCCTAAGAATTCATTATCTGTTGGTATGTTCGCGTATTGTGTTCCGTCTTTTAATAATACACTTGTCACCCCTAACACATTTTTTTCGGGTAAAAATAACTCAAAAAATGGTTTTACGTCGTTTGACGATATAACTCTTTTAAAAACTTTGGTTATACCATTAACTACGGTTTCTCTTTTTGTAATTGTATAATTAATAATCTTATTATTAGCGTCAAAGTTTGGTACTTTGGTTCTGTTTGGAAACCCTTCATTATTAAATGGTGATGAAAAATCTATATCATATACGGTCTCGAATGTTTGACCCGCACCATTTATCTGTGACCCCCTTCTTAAAGTACCACAATATCTAATATCCTCTTTATCCCCGAAAGCCGGAACTGTTATTGAAAAATCAACTAACGCAACTGATGGTCTTTGTCCGGGAACTTTAAGACCATAGGTTCTTGCGATATTATATATTGATGATCTTTGTTGGGCGTATTGTAATACCGTTTCTTGAATACTTCTATCAAT